AAGTAAGCGTGCCAGATATAGTTGTATACAGATTATTGATATAAAAAGTGTTATTTATAGTAACATTTCCCGTAATAATATACGTTGCTCCGTTTCCGATAATAGTCATCGGATAGGCGGGAAAGGAAATATCTCCTGTGTAAGTATATCCTCCAACAAGTGGGACAACATTAATGACAAATGGCCCCGTAACATTAGCAATTCCAGCAGAAAGTTGAGCTAACGTTTTGTATGGTAACAGCGCCGTTCCATTTGGCGTATAGCTGTCAGTTCGTGTTCCGTCTAAATAAAAAGACGCCGTTGACGTACCTGGATACGCAAACAAAGTGGTACTAGCTGCGGACTGATAAGGCTGCGCTCCTATTGAACCGCCATATAAACTTGCCGCAGTAGTTGCTGGCGCACCCGTACCAAACACGGTGTATGTGCCATTATTGCAATAATAGGGAGTCCATGTCGTCGTTAAAGTAAACACAGCACTTCCGCTGCACGATGTTGGAAGCATGTTTCCCGACTGAAACGATGTAGCCGTATAATTTCCGACAATAATCTGCCCGTGCACTGCTGTAACCAGTGTCCCCGCCACAAACATCGCCAATAAAAGCACAATCAGTTTTTTCATCGTTCTACCTTGTCAACAACACAGACGTAGTTACTGCGTTCGTCAGGGCAACGAGCTTAACGCGCACATACTTTGCATAAAATGAAGGCAACTCGATCCGAGTCACATACGAAGCATTCAGCCCGACAGTAATTGCGTCGACTGTTACGTAGTGCGAATCCTGATCAATATCTGCGTCTTGAAGATCAACTTCAAAAGCGCCAGGATTTCCGCTGAAAAAAATCTCCAGCGAAATACCCCACGGATAAAAAGAACGATTGACTCGTTCAATCTGGCACGCAATGCTTGCCGTTCCAACGGCAACCGTTTCCTTGTTAAACAAGTATTTCTGTTGGTTGTCGCGAATCAAAGTTGCTTGCGCTGTTCCTGCATAACCTGGCATTACCAACCTCCCCAGCCGCCCACATTGAGCTGGCCTTCCACGGTCGAGTACGGCTCGCCAAACGCCGATGGGAATCTCTGCATCCGCGTGAAGTACAGATCCACAAGACTTTTGTCCATCACACGAATTGTCTTCAAGCGATCACTGTATTCAGCGCGCGCAGCCTGTGTAAGAAATTGCCAGTTTGCGCCGGAACCACGTTCCATCTCGTCGCCCTTTTGCGATTCTTTCCACAGGTAGAGCATTTCGTATGCACGTAACTTCACCAGTTCTTCCGTCAACGGAAATGGCAGCGTATCGGAATTATTGATCAACGGTGGCCAATTGGCTTGGTAGCCAAAGGTATACGGCAATTGCGAAATTGGATGGGGCCACAGTTCATAAAGCATCTGGCCCAATGTCGCCGAACCTGGTCGCGTATCTTGTGCGTAAGGAACAACGTAAAGAGGCTCATCAAAATCCGTGCGCTCTGCGTCTTCGTTTGCCAAATCAATCTGCGTCTTGCTCCACCAATCCAGTTGGTTGTTGTTGGTGGTGTCGCGGATGTTGTACCAACGCTTGAACCCTGCCGGAGCTGGATAGTAGGCTTGGTACGCCATGTAGGTTCCATTGGTCTGCTTGGGTTCCATCCATGGACGATCAAGCGTCAGCACCACAGCAGAAGTGTTTGTCGAGTCCAGCGAAATGATGGAGTACAGCGAGTAATAAGGAACTCGAATTTGATATTGCGTAATCAACGGAGGATTAGTGATGGTGGCCAGCCATGCGGCTGAGGCGATGGCATCACCGGTGATCGTATTCGTAAAGGGAGTGACCGTGATTGTTCCAGGACTTAGAAACGTGCGTGTTGGAGCACCCAACAGCGACGGCGTCAACCACCCACCCGTCTGCAGTTGAAATGACCACACGTTTTCGTTTTGAATCGCGGCGTATGATTCATTAATCTTGGTTTTCACCAAGCCGAGGTTGCAACCGGGAATCCCGAGCATCTCTTGAATCATGTTAAAAAAAGCCACGTTTCACTCCTACTTCCTCGAAGTGCGCTTTGTAGTTCTTTTGGCTCCGCGCTTAGCGCTTGTTCTAGCTGGTCCCGCAAAGCTACGAACAGTAATCTCTTTGCGGATGCGACTTTTGTTGCTTTTTGCCTTGGGGAGCTCCGGTCCATACAAAGCGCCAAAACCCTTTTCTGCCTTCACGTCTTTTGTCTCCGTGTAAGGACGTTTAGCACCAGCCTCAGACAGTTGGTGGTACGCGCCGCGTTTGAACCGCCGTCTGCCATGAAGAACCAATTCCGTGTTTTTTAATTCCGCCATTTCCCCTCCTGTTCGAAAACCGCTCCTACCAAAACGCCCCTCGCGAGTCGTCCCCGCAAGAGGCGTTTGGTTTGTCTTCGGGAGAAGACCCTGTTAGAACTGTCCGACGAACGCTAAAAGCTGAACGGTTTCTCCGGATAGATTCTGACCGGATACAACCTCTGACCCAACGGAAGCTGATGCACTTACAGTCGCAGTGGTAGCCGCAGCAATGGTGACTGCGCCTGTCGTAGTAAGCGCTCTGCCATTAAGCACGCCGCCGCCAAGATTGACTCCGCTTACCGCCAAAATGTTTCCGTTCACTGTCGACGTTGCTACTGAGGTAAAAGCACTTCCAGCCACAAAAACAACATTTGCGGCTTGTGCGCCGTTGACCAAAGCAATTGTCTGCCCACTGGCAAGGTTGATCGTTGATCCCGCCACAAACACAAACACGGCACTTGAATTTCCCTGAGCGTCCAAAATGATACCCGTAGGCATCGTCAAACTGGTCGACCCAAAATAATTTCCAGGCGTGTACGTCGACGCTGTCGAGCCATTACCGCCCGTGCTCAGGTTAGTCAGTCCAGACAATGTCGGCGTCAATCCCTGGTAATAAATGATTGCTGCCGTCAGCGCTGTCTGCGCTGCCTGCGCGGCAACGTTGTCAATCACTGCTGGAGGAGTCAAAGTTCCAGGAGTTGGAAAACCGGTAATGCTTGTAGTGGGATAGCTCCCGATGTTCCCACCAGTAATGACGGAACTTCCCGTGTTTGTGATGCCGGAATATGCCAACAGCGCATAGTTAGCGGCAGTACCAAGCCGTGTCGCAACAACAGAGCCGCCACCGCCCCCGGCACTCGCAATAAACCACCGCAAATACCACTGTTGCCGAGCACCAGTTCCCGTGGGATTGGCATACACCACGTAATTTTTGCTGATGCTTACTTCGCCGCCGATGAGAGCATCAATGTAATAGCTCGGCAGGTTCAGCGTCACCAGATCACCCGTGCCAGCGACGTAGGACGCAGGCCCGCTACCACTCCCGACAAAGAGTCCACGCCGTCCAACAAAGTCCGGATAGAGTGGTCCGGCACCGGTACCTTTTCCAATCGCTGTGAGAATCACGATGACTCCTTGCCGCGACTACTAAAACTGCCCAACCATTGCACCAAGCTGAACCGATTCGCCGGAAAGATTCGTTGCGCTTGTCACTTCGGTTCCGACTGTGCCCGCAGAAGCCAACGCGTAAAACCAGCGGAGATACCATTGCTGGCGCGCACCAGTTCCTGCAGGTGCTGGGTAAACCACATACTTTCCGCTCACGCTTGTCACGCCACCGAGAAGAGCATCAATGTAGTAGTTCGGCAGATTCAGCGTTACCAGATCGCCCGTACCAGCAACGTACGACGTCGGTCCAGTACCACTCCCGACAAAGGTCGCACGTCGACCGATAAAGTCCGGATAGAGTGGACCGGCACCACTGCCTTTTACGATTGCTGTGAGAACCATGGTTGCTCCTTGCTGCAATGACTCGATGACGGGGTGCGGGAGCGGGCATTGCTGCTCGCTCCCGTCCGCAATTAGTCCTGAACCACCGGAACGTACTGCAGCTCGATCTTGAACAATTGACCAGCCACCGGAAGATCAATCGCCAAGCCGATAGAAGTGTTGAGCACTGCGGTGGTTACCGTCGGGACATCAACAGTTCCAGCACCTCCGGCCTTTGGCTGAATCAATACGCCTGCCGCAGGGGTACCTGTGAGTGTTGCGTTGCCCAGAACCGTCGCCGTGCCAAGTTCCTGAATGAATCCGTAGTTGCCCGGAGTAATTGAGTTCAAGAACACGACCGGACGAACCGGAATGGCAGTGCCGGCGGCGACTTGGTCAAAGCTGGTCACCAGATTCGGCGTAGTATTCAACTGCGCCGCCACTGTGCCAACAGATCCACCAGTGACAAGCGTGAAGGTCGGCACCGAACTATAGCCGTATCCGCCCTGCAACACCGTCGCCGAAGTCACCGTTCCAGCAGAACCAACCACCACCTGAATCAAGGCACCCGTTCCACCATTACCGGCATTGGCTGCGACGTTATAAGTCCCAGCGGTCTGGCCAGAACCGGCACCGGTAATCACGACCGACTGCACAAAGGTTCCATTGCGCAGGTAACCGACTGTGCCAGTCTTGACGTTGGCCGCTGTCGCGCCCGAGTCAACCTGCACAAAGCGGTAACGACCGGAGAACAAAGTGCCGTTGGTTGTGTACGACCCTTGGAACGCTTCTTGATTTGTGGCATCGAAGAAGTCGCCAAGATTCAGGCCGCCTGCCGCGAACGGCTGGCCGGTACGGACGTCAGTGAGCGCGGTCGGCGAGGTAAAGTTTCCGTTATTCCACGCTAACCAAGTAGGTACAATTGGCTGAAATGGCATTCCATCCTCCTATGCCGTGAATCCAAACGCGTAATTTGAATGGCGCGGCTGCACGTTGTACAGATTGATGCCCAACCGCATAAACAGAGCGTCGATACTCACGTTGTTCGGCATCGGAGCGCGACGAAGACCAAAGTTCCAGCCCTTCTTGTTGGTCGGCCGGATCTTGAAGCTTTCCGGCTCCAGGAAGTACAGAACTTCCGAAGGCTGAATCACGGTGTTGGAAGGCAACCCAGAACCAGTCGGAGAAGTAGCAACCGGCGCACCGTTCTTGGTGAACTGCGGGGTCGTGAACGTCACGGTTGTGGTGCTCGATCCAACGCCATCAGCGAGGTTTGTATTGCCAGCCGCGCCATTCGCAGGAGCCAGCTCAATGAAGTTTTGAGCCTGAGCCGAAGGAGCCAGCGGATCGGCGTAAATATCCACGCCGTTAAAGTTCAAACCATCCCACTTAATGTCGTGCCGTGTATTCGAAATATCGCGGCGCTGCGCATCGAGGGCAACGGCAATGGCCTTAAACCCGAAAACGTTGGTGATACCCAACGTCGGATTTCCGCCAGTCACCTTGCACTGCGACCACAACTGCATCAGAGCAGCAAAGTCAATCTGCCCAGTGCCACCTGCCGAAGTTCCCAGATACAGCGGCGTCGAGTTCAGCGCGGTTCCGATGTTCCCGTTGCGCGCCTGGCCACCGTAGTTCGCGTAGATGTTGCCGTACACGGACGGATCGATGCCATTGTTCAACGCCTCATCAAGACCGTTAATAGTCTTAATGCGATTGTCGGAAATCGTGGCGGCAGAGGCTTGGCCGTGACGGAACGAATCCATCTCCTGCATGGTGTTCATGGTCATCACCATGGCTTCCATGTAGAGCTGATACTCGTCCACAATTCTCGACGGACCGGAGTTAATCACGCCTCCGGTGCCGGAACCGTCATCCATCTCCCAGTCGTCCAGCGGATACCAAGTGGCATACGCCTTCGGCAGGAATTTAATGCCGGTGTTAATCTGCTGACGGGTCACGGTGACGGTCTGGCCGGGGTTCACAGCAGCGCCCTGCGTGCGCCCGTAGAGGATGCCTTCCATCATGCCCGCGCCGCCCAGGAATTCATCCCAGACGCCTGCTCTGCGGAGCTTCGCCTGGAACGGAGTATCCACGAAGAGGTTGTTAAAAACTACGTTCTTCCGAACACTCTCAAGGTTCGATGCGTCGATTTCGTTATAGAGCGGATCGGTTGGCACTGGTCACCTTCTTGGGTATGAAATAGAAATGGCCCAAGCCATTTCTGGTCTTGAGCCATTGCTGATTCCCAAAGAGGGGGGCATGCGTCTCGGCTAATCTTTTTGTCCTGCAACTTCAAACGATTACGCTGCGGCAGTCTCTGAAATCTCCTGCCGGATCGCCTGCGATGTTGCCTGCCGACGCTGCGAATCATTCAAGTTCAACGGATCGGGCCGTTCATTGGCCTTCACTGCACGCGCCACATCAGCAAAGCGAGAAGGCTGCGAAATCCGCACATCCGGGTTCGATCCAACCTTTTCAGCCCACTTTCGATCAGTTTCCTCAATCGCTTTTTGGCGTGCGACTTCGGCTTCCTTCAGCTTCGCTTCAAAGGGTGCTGCGGCTTCCTGCCGAACCTTTGCATCATGCTCTTCTTGCGCCTTACGCTGAATCTCGGCCTGTTTTCCTGCAAAGTCATACTTCCGCGACACGTAATCACGGAACGGCAACCGAGCATTGGTAGCTTCTTCAGAGAGCTTGTCAAAGGAATCGGGAAGGAACTGGCCACCAGACAAACGCTGGTATTCCTGCATGGCCCAGCCAACATTGCTAATTCCGGTGCCCAAACGTTGGTCAATCGCTTCCATCGTGAATGTCGGGCTACCAGGGGTGCTACCGGGAGCGCCAGCCACATAACGACCCTGCGGATCGCGCGGCTGTGTGGTTGCTTCCTGCGGTTTATAGTTCGGCGCTTCAGTGGGAACAAATCCGGCAGCGCGTGCGGCTTCATTCTGCGCACGGTAGAAGGCGGCTTGCGCTTCCAAGTTTGCCTTTTCGGTTCCCCAAGTATTCAATGCCGGCGCAATCTCTTTGTCGTAGAATTCCGCGTTAGAACGCTGAGCAATTTCGGCCGCTTCTTTTGCTGCTGCGGCATCCTTCCGTTCTTGCTCTGCTTTTTCAGCTTCTTTCTGTGCAGCCAAGCGCTCTTGTTCGGCTTTTGTGGCTGCTTCCCCTGCAGTCTTCCGTTCTTGTTCCGCGGTAGTCAAGACTCCGGTGAATGCGGTGATCGCTTTTGCATCGAGTGCGGCGATCTGCTCGTCAGTCAATCCGGATTGCTTCAAAATCTCATTCACTGTCGGCATTTTTTGTTCTCTCCCGAAGCGTTAGTATTGCGGTTGCTGGCCCATCGGTGTTGGCTGTGGCGGACTTACCAAAGCTGTTTGCATTTCTTGAATTCCTTGAGAAACTTTCTCAGCACCCGAGGCAAGACGCGGATCAGAAGCAGCCATTTGCTTGGCTGTCTGATACCAACGCGCAAGCAACATCTGCATTGGATTAGCAGGAGCTTGCGAAGGGGGGCCTTGCTGAGGAGCATTTTGATCCGGCGAAGGAGTAGCGCCCTGCGGCGGAGCACCAGCTCCCTGATCGGGAGGCGGTGCACCTTGGTCTTGACCTTGCGGCATGGGTTGAGAGCCTGTAGCCATTACTGAATCTCCTAAGTTGATATCCCCAACGGCAGCATAGCTACCGTTGGGGAAAGGTAACTACGCCTTGATGGCGCTCCGCTTGCCGCGACCCTTGCGACCACGAGCCTTGCGGCCCTTCTTCAGATGGCTAACCTTCACTGCGCTTGCCTTGCGACGCTTTGCCATGGTGTTCCTCCTTGGATGCAAAATAGAAATGGCCCAAGGCCATTTCTGGTCTTGAGCCATTGCTGATTCCCCAAGGAGGGGGGGCATGCCGCTCAAAAGATTCTGTTAGAGCTATAGGCCGAATTTTTTTTCGCGTCAAGTGTTATTTTTACAAAACTGTCTCACCTACATCCAGAATCTTGCGGATTTCCTCTGCTTGAGCATCAGAAATCTTAGTACGCTGTTCAAGGTTTACTCCCTGCACCGATCCTTGGTTGTATTGGACTACCATCTTTCCTGTCGTTTTTGTTGCCTGGAGCAACTCGTTGACTTGCTGAATGTCCGCAGGTAATTCAACGCTTACCTCGGTCTGGTAGTAGTCTTTTTGAACTTTGATTTGGACTGCCATGTCTTCTCCTTAGCTCTCCGTCACAACCGTGCGCGGTTCTCCACCTTGCGCGCCTTTTTGTTTGATCTTGGGTGGTTTTTCTCCCGATGACGGTCGACCACCGCCAGATCCCTTGCCGCCACCACCGCCTTTACCGCCGCCCTTTCCACCGCCACCACCTTCTTCGGGTGGCTGAATTCCAAGCTGTTTCATAAACTGCTGCGCTGCCGCTGCTGCAAGAATCTTCAGTTTCTGCGATTCCAGTTCTTCGTTGAACCACTTCTCATGCTCTGTATTTCCTTTAACTTCGCCGTAGTTTGGAATATCGAGGTTCTTCATCACTGTCGACCAAGAAATCGGCGCACCGCCGCGCTTCAATTGCAGCATCATTAATTGACGTTGCATCTGCGTCACCTTCAACAGCGTGCTAGGCACCGATACCAGCCGAATCTGCTTGGCAAACCAACGTGCACGCGTCAGTTGGTTATAGTGCGACGGATCTTCTGGAAAATTGCCTTGGACCATTTCATCCGGCAAATGGCTTGGCACCAGATCATCGGGATTAAAATCAAAAACTTCGCGCGCAATGTTGTCTGGACCTACATATTCCATGATTCGCTTGACGTTAAACCATTGCAAAATCAGGAATTTCATACGATACCCAACAGCCTTGTTCGCCTTTTCAATGCGCGCGGCAATTCCCTTTGCAATCGGGCCAATGGATTCCAGCATCTTGTCGGCTGTATCGTTGGCAATGTTCATCTTCATGTTTTGAAGATTGCCAAGATCAGTCAGGCCCAATTGCGCCTGTTTGGCCTCTTTCAGATACTTTAAGAACGTGAAGTGCGCTGAATCTACGCGAACAGTATCGGGAAGAATTGACTGAAGAATGTCTCTGGGCTTTCCGTCAACTCCATAGCGCACATCTTGTTCAAAGATGTCAAAATGCTCAATCTTTGCGCCGCCTGTGGCTGTGTGGTCATAGCCAATCGGCGGATTCAAGGTGATCGTAATGACATCATCGATCTTGCGCTCAATTTTGCGCGTTGTTGTTTCGATTGACGCCACATCGCCAACCAAAGAACGTCCCAGCGGTTCCCAAGCCCAATCATCCACGGTGTATTGAATCACAGGAATCTTGCCATCCCAGTCAAAACTGGGTCCGTCGTACAGAGGCCGATCAAGACCGTTGGATGTAATGATGAGCCGCAGGTTGGGATAGACGCGGCAGTCTTCTACCGTTGCCGGCCGCAAGTGCGGCATACCATTGTGCATGCCACCAAAAATCAGTTGGCCAACATAGGGAACCTTGTAGAACCAACTGGTGCCAATGTCGCCCATTGGCAACTCATAACCAGTATTGTTGATTCGCAGATCGCGAACAAATGTATAGCGGATCTCGCAATAGAGGTTGCCAAAGCTGCGATTCGGGCCACCGTAGCGGAATCGTTCGGCGTAATCCATTCGCCGCGCTTGAACTTGTGTCTTGTAGCTACGCGGACCAACAGTTTGAAGTTTTCCCTGAAACAAAGGAAAGCGCCCATGTGCTTCCGCGATTGGCATGTAATCGTAAACGGTGACGGCATAAGCATCCTGTACATCATTGCTTCGAGGAATCTGAACAGGGACTACGTCCAACAAGCCCAAAGCATCGAACACCATTTTGCGTTCGCCGTAGCCGTATTCATCTGCACGCACCTTCGGCCACAAATAACCGATGCCGGTAACACTGGCGTACTGCAATACCTTCAGAATCTGAAAAGGAAAATCCGATTCAAGGTAAACGCATTTCGATACCTTGGTCAGCATTTCTGCCATTTGCTTGAATGAAGGAATATCCGATCCATATCCGGCAATTTCACGGACTTCTGACAAAGTTTCGCAGAATTTCCGAATGTCGTACTTTAGCTCATTGGTGACAAGGGTAGATCGCGACTTATCGCGAAAAATGGCATCGAAAATGCGCATATTCGTGCCCAGGTTCTTGTAGCACGTCTGGCCTTCAAGAAAACCTTCACCTTCTGCGATTTGTTCTTCTACCCATCCAGCGCGCTGTTCAGGCAAGGATTCGAAAGATGGTGCCTGCCAAGCTACAGTCTCGAGTTCCATAGATCACCGTTTCCATGCTCGGTGAGTTATTGAGCTATTGCGCATAGTAGGCAAATTTAACTTACACGTCTACGCTAATTTTACATAGCGTAAGTTATGCGCAATCTAGCGACCTTTTTCGTACGCTTCTGCGTGCAGATAGCTTTCACGGCGCATTTTAGTTTTGTCTGGCCGATTGCCATATGCCTCCAAATGTCGGCGTAAAAACTCACGGTTCAAGTTATTTCTCGCATTTGCCATTTGGTGTTGCATGTATCTGCGCAAGGTGTCGCGGATAGGACCCTCGATCATTTCTCGCTGCTCATCTTCCAGTTGGCATTTAAATGCTTCCCACTTACGCATCCGCTCAGACCACGCTTCCGCTTCATGTGCGGTGCTACAAACAATCTTTTCAAAACCATCTGGTGCCGGGAACTGCTCTGGAAGCCCCATACGGACTTCACCGCGTGTTCCGTCATACCAAAACACAATTTTTGTGGTTAATTGCGCGTTCAATCGAGACCTCCCACAGACACCATGTTTGTATTGCACACAGCTTTGCTCATCGGCGGCACTTTCTCCGTTGGCAGCGCGTAGCGCTTTTGTGATCTTTCCGCAAGGATGTCAAAGTCATGCGCAGTAAAGAAAGATTGCGCCGCCGCACGCACGCGATCATCATGCTGGCCACTGCGGTGCTCCATCTTGGAAATTCTGCCAGCCGCTGCATGTCGTTCCAGCGTTTTTAATTCTTCAATCAACCAGCGCGATGCCGGGCGATACCAGCCACCATTTACCGCTTCGGTAAAGCGAGTCATCAGGATTGGCACGCTCCACACGTTTGAAAACCAACCTTGTTTCTTGCCAGCATCGTCTTTGATTTTTTTACTGTCGTAGCGCCGCGGAATGTGATGCCAATGGAACCCCATCAGTTTTAATTGGTGCTGGCATGTATCACCGGGTCTTCCGATCTGTTCCACGCAAAACTTTACACCGCGCGAATCTTTTGAATTTTCGCCATACCAGGCAGCAATGCAAGCTGCAAATCCGACGACCTGCGCAGAGTTGATTCGGTTCGATACCAGCTCAGCCACCTGGTAGTCATATTCATCACCAAAGCGGTTGCGCGTTACTGATACGCAGGTTCTGTCTTCATCTTCTTTGCCAAGTCCATCAGCCGTATCGATGCCGCAACTGTAGGTGTATCCACGCTTGGGCTCTTCATATACCAAGAGCTTGTCAAAAGTCTCTTGCTCCACATCTTCGTCAAAAGGAAGAAGCGGAACTAAAACCCAGTCATAGCGCTGGCCACGATCTGATTTCCAGCTCACACGGATATGTGCCTTGTCGTAGTCGATCAGTGGTTCTGGCGGCTCAAATCCATCGTCAATAGAATCTCCAGTAATGGCATACGCTTGTACCGGGTTTTTTCTTTCTTTGGTACTTCCACGCACTTCATAGATGTGATCTTCGATTTCTTGAATCGTTTCTACGTCAAACACGCTATCGTGCACACCCGTCAACGCTTCAAAATCATCGGCCGGCATCTGAGCGAGCCAAATTTTTTGGCTGTGGTTTTTGCACGATTTGGCAAAATTGAATTCCCAGAACCACTGCTGCTCCAGCGGCATCCGCCAATCCTTGCCGGCAATCCGTGACAAGAACGGCGTATTGCGGATGTAGGATTCCGCGCGGATCACATGCTTGCGTGTTGCTTCCATCCGCTTCTGATAAAAGCCTTCTGGAACTGGAAACTGACGAATCCAGGCAGCTTCCGGATAAAGATCCGTCGCCATGGGCCATGGAATGAATACCGGGCAAAGATCATGCAGTCCTTTGGGAAAGTCTTCCTTGGCTGCACGCCAGGTTTCAGCCAGCCATCCTGTATTTCCGCCACCAGTGCCTTCAAACACCATAAAAAGGTTGGGAGTAGCATGCGTAGCACGCAACAATCCTTCTTCGATAACCTTTTTGGGCTTTGGAATGTCCGCAAGTTCCGAGACATGAATGCAGTTATGTACTGCAAACTGCTCCGTCTGGAATGAATGATCCGCATGATCAACTTCAACATCCCAGAACTCTTTTCGGAATCCTTCTTCAATATGCGTAATGACGGTATCGACGATTTGGCCTTCATCGTTCATACGAGTCATCAACTGTCCAGCACAAAGGTCTTGAGCCTGCATCCAGCCTGTTGCTGTGTAAATTGCGTGATCAAATGTGCATTCAAGCGGCATATCAACGCCAGCGACCCAAATAATTTTTGTTGGCTCGTCTGTGCGTTCTGTTTTCCACGCCTTCTTTACATGAGCAGCAACATTTTGATGCGTCAAAATTACATCGTTGTCTGTCAAAGTGTCAACGCGTTTTAACGCGCCGTCTGCAAGGCGAATCAGCGTGTCTGGAGCAAGGCACGTTGGCGTCCAACCTTGTGCAATGCCGGTTGCCTGCATACCAGACTGAATCGAGAGAACCGACCCGTTGTCAAAAGCACCCTTCGGCAAGCGCCGCGGCACTAGCCACCAGGGGCATTGGTTGTAGGCAATATCCAAGATGCGCCCAATCAGCTCGGATTTATCTGACTGCACAGAAGCCATCACGGCCTGCGTATGCGGAATGAACAGCATTCTTTGAAGAAACTTCAAAGCGGTTTTTGTGGTAATGCCTACCTGCCGCGCTTTCAGGATCAAGAGACGGATAGCAACTTGCTGCTCGTCGAAATCGGCAATCACAGAATCAAAGACTTCCTGCGATTTTCTGTTTTTAAATTTGAAGATTTCGCCGCCCTCGTTGCAGACATAGGCGTAGCACTCGTCAAAGTAGCCGCTATCGAGGCCACACATGACCTGCTCGTTCTCAATCCAACGCCAAATTTCCTTGCGACGTTTTTCTGTAATGGAGCGAACAAGGGAGATGTAAGAAGATCGCGAGTTCGATTCAATTTTTACAATCGAGTCGATATAGTGTTTAAATTCTTCTACCTGAGCAAACGTATGAGGGGTAGGCATCCACCCCTCACGCGCGGCAAACTTGTCCAGGTTCTGAATGATAATCTTTTCGGAATACATCAGCCCTCATGAGCTAGCCCTTGACGGCAATCGTCTTGCTGGCTCTCTTACCGAGCTTCTTCACATGCTTCGTGTTTTTTCTCAGATGCTCCAGTTTGGTATTGGAAACAGCCTTGAATTTTGCCATGACGTTCCTCCTTGGGGGTATGCAGCGGCCTGGAAAACAGAAATGGCCCAGGAGCCATTTCTGGTCCTGAGCCATTGCTTGTTCCCGCGAAGCGAGGGGCATGTGTCTCGGTGATTGCTTTACATCTATACCGAATTACTTTTTGCGTCAAGCGTAACTTTTAATTCTCTGAGCGTAACTGGCGGATCGGAACAAGCTTTTGCAGCGTTTCGCTAGGCGAAGGGAAAAGCTCGTCAATGTCATCCTCGCCGTCAAAAACAGTTTTGTCATCAACTTCTTCCTTGTCCGCATTACCTGAAGGACCAAACACAGCTTTACCGATAAACGTCGGGCCTTTGGGCGTAGGAAGGAAGCCCAGCGCTTGATGCATCATTGTGCGATCCTTTACGCCGCCCGGCATCTGCGCATACTCGATCGTTCTTTTCATGATTGCCGGATGAGAACTAAGCGCAAGAACTTTCACAGTGTTTACTGAAGCAGCCTGCAACGCAAACAAGATTGCGCCTGTCAATCGCTGCAGATCAATCTTGGCAGAAAATGCGACAGCTTCCCATGGCAACACTTCACGATCACCAGTAGGGATGGAATCATACTTTTTCAAAAACTCTGCGATGATTTCATCTTGTGCGCAAAAGCGCATGGCATTCAAGACAGACTTCAGGCCGCCTTCTGCATTTTTAAACAGCGGGGTAATCGCTGGCAGAGATTCCACCGTCTCTGGCTTAATCTTTAGGCGTCTCAGCGCTTCCTGCTCCCGATTTATCTTCGCTGGAAGTTTCTTGGGCACCGTCAGCGGCTTGTCTCGCAAGGAATTCTCTTTCGCGTTCGCCGATGTATTCTTCTTTTTCAGGGATGGTAAGCCATTCGTCGAGAGATTCGTTGCTGGCTCCAAGCTGTTCTCGTATGAGGTCTTCTTCATTCGGAACCCGAGAGTAAACAGCTTCTCTGGCTTCTTTCCGTTCTGGCCACTGCTTGGCGAATTGTTTTTCTTGTGTGTCATAAATGCCTGCCAGTGCAATTGCAATCTGTTCAAATGCCGATACAATGCGCTCTTCCTGATTCTCCGTCATGGCTCTGGCTCCTCCACCCAACCCGCGCGGCCTTTGCCGAAATCCAGATTTACTTGTGGGCTGTTCCATGTGCCATTTTCTTCGTCGAACGTCGAAGGTAATGCCGGAATATCCAGCATCGTATCAAGTCGTGTGCGCAAGATTTCTGGAGTCGTTTGCGGACCAACATCATCCCACACCACAAACATCTGCCCATCGCTTCGAACGGCTCGAAGAAACTGCACTGCGACTTTCTTCCAGTGGCCAGAATCCTCTTGATCCCAGCGCGGCACCGGTTTCATCCACTCCGTGCGTAGCCAATGGAATTCGCTCATTGAATCTTCTCCCGATGACTGTCGCTGTAAGTTGGAAAGATGTTGCCATCAACAAGCGGTCCGCTCTCTAGATCTGGTGGATCGAAAGGCAACTCTGGCGTCAACCGCTGCGCGATTTGGTAGGGCGTTTCGAGTGTTGGGTTGGCGCAATTTTTGTGCTCAACCTTGTCTACCCAAAACGGCCCTACCTTGACGTGGTGATACTTGTGCCCTTTTAAAATGCGCCTGTGGCACAGTCGGCAAGTCCGATGATGGACAGTCTCCAAATCAAAGAGCGCGGTCAGTCGCTCGAACCACGTCTGCTTTTTCTCTTTCATTGCGTGCCTTTACTTCTTTTCCGGCAATGCGGGCTTGGGCTGCTCCGACTTTGTTTGATCCGGCTCCACAACAAAGTTCTGCGGGTTCACTCGATAGCC